GCACTGTATAAAGCGACCAAAAAGGGAGGGGGGGAGGGGGCTTCCTTTTAGGCATGCGCCTCGCCTCGCCTCGGTTTTTGTGCGTTTGGCGGATATTGTGTATCATATTGTTACAGGCATACCAGACGGCTATGTCGTCATACCCTTATATAGAGGAGAAGAACATGATAGCAGGAACGATTGTACTAGAGGATATGAGTTTGAATTTTCTCGGTGGCCCGGATACTGTGAGCCTGTCCGCGGCAGACACTATCGACGGTGTAGGAGTGCCTGGTACGACAGAGTGCACGTTTGAGGAACTAGCATGTGTGCTGGCCCTTATGGACAGTGATGATTGGCCATCTGAGATAGAGAAGCACCTCATAGAGGTGGCGGAGCCGTATGTGCGCGCCTGGGCGTACGGCTTATTACATAGGGAGGAATAGCGACGCTGCCCACTCTCGCATAGGGAGTGGGCATGGCCGCCAGTTCTCTTGGCGTATCCTATCATTGCAGAGGAGAAAGGACATGGCATATATAGCAGGAAATCCCAAAACAAAGAAGGACCTCAAGAGTTGGATAGCAGAAGGCCGCGTTGTGCGTGCCTTTCAGCCAAACGATATGTTTGGGGACGGCTCACTGGCGGACGGTGAGCATTGTGTGGAGGGTCCGCACTATCCGCAGCCTCATAGGTGGTATGCAGTCATTGTTATCGCGAATGGGCATGTCGTTAAGGTGCGGTGAGGTGGTGAGGGGCAGCAAAGGGGGACGTCAGGTCTGTTCAGAAACTGAACAAAACTGATGCCCCCCTCTACCTATATATAGAAGAGGAGACAGAAACATGCAGCTGAATATCGTAAGGATAACAGACGACATGGCCATTGAGGAAGGTGGATACTTTGTTATTCTACCTGGGACAATAGAGCAGGCCCTTATGGCAATGCGGAATATGGCATTTCCCGCCAGTACGGAGCAGGAGGCACAGGACGCCTTCTTTGTCCCTTTCTTTTGGGATACTGAGGAGCCAATAACCACCCAGCTCTTGTCAATAGAGGATGCCTGGGCAGATAGAACGCCCACAAAAGCAGAGCTCGCAGATCGCGGAACTATATATGTGACAAGAAGGGAGAAGGAGAAACATGATTGACTATCAGAAGGTAAAGTACGTCGTTGCCCCTATGGCAACAGACACAGGGGATGATATTGTCCTCTATGAGACGTTAGAGGAGGCTACTAAGCGCTTCCACACACTGATCGACGCAGGACAGGAGCCTCTCCTCCTCAAGGTAGAGCCACTCATGTGGCTGTCTGTACCAGGGAAGGAGAGCGCCCAATGACCATAGAAGAAGAAGGGAGACAGAACATGGACCTTGTACCTGAGAAAGTATTCCTTATCCTCTCTGATGAGGAAGATGAGCCTCCCCTAATCTTCAGGGACATTGCATTGGCCCTGGATATTGCCCGCAGCCTCATGTACTTTGGGGCAACTGCGGAGGTATACGAATGTGTTCTGATAAAGACATATAGAGTGGGGCAACAGAAAGAAGAAGCATAGACATGGGGCGGCCCAACATGCGGCTGGGCAGTCCTAGCCTATCCTTCTTGGACAGGACATATATAGGGCAAAGGAGAAATAGCATGGACGAGTTTAGCATGGACGAGTTTAGCATGATGTTACTACGGGCACTGCTGGAGGACCGGGAAATGCGGGAACTGCTGGACAAAGAGCACAAAGCCGAAGGGCACTGGCAGGTATTTACCCTTGAGGAGCAGCAAAGGATACTTCCAAAGATACGAGGGTGGAATGCCCATGAAAGGGGGAGAGACGGCTCTCACTGCAATAGCCAGCTGGCAGCAGAAATAGCAAAGAGCACAACGAACACGATAGACACTAGCATGACACTGCATAGAAGTCTCGACGAACTAAACGTGGCCCTGGTTAACCTAGAACAAGATAGGCACATACCTGTGGACCTACGGAGAGACAGCATCGTTGCCCTTACTGACATGCGTGAGCATATTCTCACTGTTATCGATGCGCTTCTGGACTATCAGGAACACATGCTCGCGCAGGCAAAGAGTGCCCTACGTGAGGAGCAACGGGAACAGAGCATAGAATGTGACGAGAATCTGTATGAGGACACACAGGGGGAGCCTGAAGAAACAGAAGCATATCATGCGGGACCTGCTATTGGAGGACCAGGAGCGGGCAGACCTAGCGCAGGATGCTGACCCTCTGTAAGAGTATAAAGGGGGAGACACTCACACATAGGGTGTCTCCCCTATGCATAGTATAGAAAGGAGCATATCATGCGAATAGCAAGAAGAACAAACGCCCTAAAGGCAATACAGGCCCTGGATATCTTTGCCTGTTCCTCTGCCCAAGTATGGCTCTCGGATAAGTCTATACAGGAAGCATGGGATACATGCCCATCTGTTGGCTGGATGTCTCTGATAATAGCCGACCTCTTTGCTGAAGATAGCCCTACTTGTCGGCAAGCCCAGAAGATATTCCGCGAGACCATGCGTATTTCTATAGAAGAGCAAGAGGCACTCGCATATCCACTTGACTTCACAACATGCTGTATGCGACAGGCCAATAAGGTACGTGCCCTCCTGCCCTTAGAAGAACTCATAAGGATATGCAACACTAAGGGCGCATGGCAGAAGGAGGCAACATGCAAACAACCAACAAGAAGAGATACTACTTCCTCATAGTATACGATCGGAAGAAGCACAGAATGCGCCTCTTTGGGCGTAGCCTTGTCAGTCGAGCACACATAGAACAGTGGATACGTGTGGCAGAGGCTTGGGGACACCTACGGCCAATGTTATACAGTCGCTATATATCGCCGGACGCTGTTCGAGTAGAAAGAGAAAGGATAGGAGAGACATGGAGACGCTAACAAGACAAGAACTTGCGGACATGCGCGCAATGAAGGCAATGAATCTTCTCAAGGATAGCCTAAATCTCCCATATAGGCCCTGCCAAAAGGCAGAGGACTGGCTCATAATGGAAGACAAGACAGTACGTGAAGCGTGGGATACTTGCACACGCCCACAGTGGATGCACAGTATCTTGTATACTATAGCACATGACACCTTATGGCCAGAGGCTATCAACAAAGTCTTCGACACCTATGACTATGTGCGCGTTACAAGTGCCCATAGCACAGAAGAAGACCCAGAGATAGCAGACACAGTGCGAGCAGTAGTCCCAACAGACCTGTTTCTCTCTGCCCTCCTACGCGCCATAACACAGGAGGAGGTGGGCATGCCAAATTTGTAACACCCTGTTACGTAAAATAAATCAATAAATATCGTCCAATGACCTTGACAAACCCAATGGAGGATGATATAATTCGCGTACGAAATGGATAAATAGCATGGGCAGCATAAGAGGAAAGAAGGTTATCGTAACAGCGCGGCTGGACCCTATCTTGCTCGCGCAGGTGCTAGACTTCTATGCCCGCCAAGGCGCACGCATTCCTTCTCTCTCCTTCTTGGTAGGAAGAAGTATAGGAGACCTTACTGCTCTGCTGGGAAAGCACGGCCCCCTCCCGCCAGCCCGCACATATGAGGAGGCGCTCATGCGGTTGCAGAAGGGAGCAGAGCCAAGGGACACGGCGAGCAGTGTCATAAGGGAATTGTCACCTGCAAGTATAGACTTCCCAGAACCAGCAAGCGCCACTATCGAGGATATTGCGCGGCTCCTCGCAGAGCAAGCGGCAGAGGAGCAAGCGGCAGAGGAGGAGGGCACAACATGATAGTATCGGGCACGCACTTCTCCATATTCATGAGGGATAGCAAGGTTGCCCTGGAGATAGAGGAGCCTGACTTTGCCCTCCTTCGAGAGGACCCTGACTTCTATAGGTTCTTCATACAAGAGGTGGCAAAACATACCAGTCTAGCAAAGAAAAGAATTCGAGAGATTGCGTATGAAGATGGCTATGCCGATGCCCTGAAGCATTATGGCATATCCCAGGAACAAATAAACAGTATCGCGAAACAGGTAGATGGGGAGAGTATGCAGCTTATGCTCTTTCCCCTGGAAGAAGAGTAGCAAGACCAGCAACCCAGGTTTGTTCAGAAACTGAACAGACCTACACAATAGCCCAGATGGGCGAAACAAAGGAGACTTACAATGTCAGAGCAACTGTTGGAACAAGAAGTGCAGAATGGGCAGGAAGAAGTTACAGATGGCACTATCGAAGTATCGGTGTCTTCTCCTAGTAAGGGTATCCAGCCCTTCTCCTTCACATTGAACTTTGGCGCCACGCTTGCGGAGAAAGTGGAGCGCATTGGCGAGAGTGTGGTCAACAAGTTGTGCGAACGTATGATTCGCACAGACGCCAGAAACAAAGCGGCCGCCTCCCTCACAGACGGCGATACGCAGGAGGCCGTCCTAGCGGAAATGCAGACCTGGACTCCTGGCGTCATTGCGCAACGTGAGAAGGGTGAAACCCTCAAGGGCCTGAAGAGCAAGCTCGCCTCATTCGCCAGTGCGGAAGAGAAGAGAGCTTATCTCCGCGAGATGGGCCTGATCGACTAGCATATATGCATGTACAGGGCAGGGCTAACAACCCTGCCCTCTCTTCTGCCAATAATGGCCAGTCAGAACAAGTTCCGCACAAACAGGGGAAGCGCCATGAAGAGTAGGATAACAGAGCAGAGCCTAGCCATAAACAGGCACGTTGCAAAGAATATTCAGCGTATGCGTAAGGCTCGTGGCATGACAGCCAGGGAGACCGCAGAGCTCCTTGGCATAACAAAGGAGATAACAAAGGGCGCATTGGAGGTATATAGAACATGGCAGATTTCATCACCCCACAAGGACTAGACGCGCTGGAGCAAGAGATAACAAACGCCCCAGGAGACACAGTACCAAAGGCAGTCGCCTTGCTTCTTATCCGCCTACTTCGAGAGAGTGAAGCAGACGTTGCCAAGGGAGCAAGAGCGATAGAGCAACTGCGCAGGCTATTAGGAGCATAAGATGGCAAAGCGTACAGGCATAATGTTAGCATACCCATACGATGCGCGCCGCTTGAAGAAGTGGCTCTGTGAAGGACCAGTACTAATACAGCCAAAGCTCAATGGGCACAGGGCAATATGGGACGTACAGGAAGGTTGTCTGCGCTCTTCTCAAGGAAATGTAACAAAGAGTGTTCCGCACATAACGCTTGGCATAGAGCAGTCAATGCTCCGAGACCTTCCCCTTGACGGGGAGCTATATGTACATGATATGCCCTTTCAAGAGATAACAAGTATTGTCTCGCGAGATGTTACTCTACATGACAAGCATCGCGAGATAGAATATCATGTATATGACCTAATACTAACAAGTGTCGGCACATATATGTTCGATAGGACAGCCATTCTGGAGAGCCACCTTTCTAGGCACTGCCAGGACATACCGGCAAGCATCCGTCTCGTCCCCACGCATACTGTGCATACACAACAGGAAATGGAAGAACTTCTCAGCATATACATAGCCCAAGGATATGAGGGCATCATCATGAGGAATCCCCTTGGCAGGTATGAGAAGAAGAGAAGCACAAACATGATGAAGCTCAAGCCACGGAGTTCCGACTGGTATCTAGTCTGTGGTGTTCAGCAGGAGTATACCATACAGGGAGAGCCAAAGGAAGCCGCAGGAAGTCTAATCTGTCGCGATACCGAAGGCAATTACTTCAAGGTAGGAAGTGGTCCAATGCTTACTCATACTATGCGTGAGGAACTCTGGCAGTATAAGGAACGTGCAATTGGGAAGTGGGCTCACATATACTATCCGGAGAAGACAGAGAGAGGCGTACCGTTTCACCCTATCATAAAAGAACTAGCAGAGGAGCCAGGAGAATGACCACCCCATATAACACACGCATTAGACAGAGTGCCCGCATAGACATGCGTTCCTTCGCAGAGAATTGGCGGGCCCTCCTCCCCTATGAGAGACAGTATCAGCAGGCACTCTTCGCCCTTGGGGAGTTCGAGCAGGAATATCATGAGAAGCTGGGCACACTTGGCATATCCTCCCCTACCCATACGGAGAGGAGTACAGACCTTATCTGTGAATATGTTGCCTTGAAGTATGCCCTACTGACAAATCTCCAGCATAGGATACAAGAAGTCTGTACACACATGGAGACCTTTGTGCAAGTCAAGCAGCAGGTAATTGAGGACAATCCAGAAGGAGACACACAATGAATAACCTACCCCGCATAGTATACATGAATGAAAACGAGACAATGCGCATAGTCCAGACAGAAGACGACATACATATTGAGGAGCTGAACGGGCTCGATGCAATGGGGCGCGCCCGCTGGACCCCTTATACTCACCCAGTGCAGATCATTAAGGCACTCAAGCGCGGCTATAGGAATGCAATAGAGACATATGAGGCGGCCACCCGGCAGCTGAAAGAGAAGCAGTCCCTGATAGACCAACTGCAGGAATTCCCTCCCTCCGTCATAGATCGCAAGCAGATAAAGTGTTCTTGCTGTGATACAACGACAGAAACCCTCATGTCCCTCTACAATGGGCTAATATGCCCTATATGCAGTAGAGAGGTCCTCCTTATGTTGGTTAAGTCACCACAAGAAGAGCCTATAAGCACATGGATCATCCAATGCATGGCAGCCCGGCATAAAATGCTGCACAAGGAGGACGCAGAATGACCCAGTATGGCCTCCCTCTCCATTCAACATGCAGCATGCATGATAGCACCAAGCTACAGACATACATGGTCTGTCCCCGCAAGTATTTCTATCAATATGTGGTGGGCTGGGATATAGACGTTCCAAACGTCCACCTCGAATTTGGTAGTGCCTGGCACCTCACGATGGAGCATCTCCTCATATATGGCTATGAAAGAGCCAGCATCGACGCAGCATATACAAAGTTCTGCGACCACTACAATGCGCACTTTAGCATGGAGCAAGATATGCAAAATGGTGCGAAGAACAAAGAGAACGCATACCTTGCCTTGCTACAGTATGCTAGCCTATACAAGCATAGGGACACCTTTGATGTTCTGCAGACAGAGATAGCTGGCGACGTTACCCTTGGCGACAACAGGAAGGTATCCTTCAAAATAGACGCGGTGTGCTCCTCTCCAGAGCGGGGAATATTCTGCCTCGAGCATAAGACAACTGGCGGCCTCACCACCCTTTGGCAAGCAGAGTGGCAGCTTAAAATGCAGATACATGTATATACGCATGTGCTGCGCCTTTGCTATCCTCCGGAAGAAGTATACGGGGTGGAGATCAACGCTACGTGCTTCCGTAGCATGCCCCGCCTAAAGAAAGACGGCACGCCCTACGCGTCAGACCGAGGAAATGAGTTCCTGCGCCTCCCAATAAGGAAGACAACCGCCGCGATGCAGATCTGGTTCGAGCATATACATGAGCTGTTCGACCGCTTGGAGTATGACTTCTCCCTGCTAGCACAGACCACCCATGACACTCCCGTGATGCGCGCGTTCAGCATGAACACAGAGAGCTGCACGAAGTACGGTGTCTGCCCCTTCCATCAGATATGTTGCAACACCCTGTATGCAAACCCCCTGCCATATTGTGATAGCATTCCTCTAGGATATGCGGAGAAGCGCTGGGACCCAAGGGAGAAGGAACAAACCGCAAAGAAGGTGATACACGTATGACACCTGAACTAAAAGAACTCCTATGTACAATAACCAACTGTATAATGCTATCTGCCCACACAACAGAGAAGAATCCGCATTGCCGCAGTTGTGATACACCAGATTGGGGCAAACACGCTGAGACCTGTGAATACCTTTCTCTCGTAAGGCAGATCAATAAACTCTGCTCAAACAGACCGGAAAGCAGGGAATACCCGTAGGACAGAACGTTGTAACATAATAATAGGAGGAAAAACAATGTTTCACACCGTAACAGAACGTAGCATAGGGATAGTAACCATATATCTAGGAGGCCCCATCGACGGGCTCCCTATAATAAAGGCAACCGCATGGCGCAACTATCTGACAGGCAAGCTAGAACAGCTCGCGCCCGGTAGAGTCGCCACTCATGCGTTCCGTGTCCTCGACCCTCTGCGGGGCTTTCTCCTCCCAGAGGCCCTCGGTACAGACATCATAGCAGTAGGCGCCACGACCACACCCCTCGTAAACAGTTGCAATGTAGTTGGCCGTGCCCTACAGGACATCAACAAGGCCGACATTTTGATATTCCATGCTCCGGAAGGTCATGTGTTCGGCCCCGGTAGCAACTTCGAGTTCGGCTATGCATGTGCCCAGAAAAAGACATGCCTAGTGGTTGGAGACTGGGCGTCTCTCCCCCTTTTCATGAAGGAACTCTGCGCCTACTGTGTGCCTAACTTGGGACAAGTCATCCCGCTTATCCAAACCTTGATAGCATAGAAGGAGAAACAAAATGGTAGAGCTTAGACCGAATGAGCTAGCATTCCTGGAGACACAACTCACGGACCTCCGAAAGTTGTACAAGCCCACGCCCAGCTTCAACACTCTGATATATGGAAAGCCGAAGACTGGAAAAACAACCCTTATCAGCACAGCACGCCTTCCGATCCTCATAGACTCCTTTGACGCCAAGGGCACAGATGTTGAGGCTCTCAAGGCCCTAAAGGAAAAAGGGGAGTGCATCGTAGACGGTCGCTATGAAGCAGAAGACTTCCGCTCCCCTACTGCCTTCGCCCTCTGGGAGCACACCTTCGATCAGCGTAAGCGCAATGGGTTCTTTAACTCCTTCGCCACCTATGTTATAGACAGTATGACAACATGGGCGCAGGCCATGATGAACCAAATCAATGCAGCTGCTAAGAGACCGGGACAGCCCGCTATACAAGACTACGGCATACAGCAGAGAACCGCACAGATGTACTATAACATGTGGGCAGAACTTCCCTGCGATGTCTTCCTATTGGCGCATGTCGACATACAGAGAGACGAAGTATCCGGGAAGATGGAGACAGGCCTCCTCGTGCCTGGAAAGCTTAGCCCCCTGACACAGAACTTCTTCAGCAATGTATTCCTCACACAGAAGACAAACACTCCTAGTGGACCGCAGTACAGCCTGATGTGCCTAGGAGATGGCTTCTATGTGGCAGGGAGTAGGGACGCGGGCAAGGTACTAACAAACAATGAGCCAACCAATATCAAGGCAATTATAAAGAAGGCCGGTCTCTCTGATGCTGACCTTCCACCCCTTCCAGGCGTAACAAGGTAACAAGGGCCACGAGCCCACATCATAACAAGTGCCTCATGGCACAAAGGAGCATAACGATGGGTATTCTAGACTTCAACATGAACAACGTATTCGACTTGGAGAAACTGCCAGACAACACCACGCTTGAGCTGCGCATCGAGCGAGTGGAACCAAAGACAGCGAAGAGTGGCCGACCTATGCTTCTCGTCATCCTCTCCGACCCCACGAATGATAAGGCCGAAGAGATCTTTGAGAATATGCTGTTCCCAGCCAGCACCGACACCCCCAAGCAGGCGAACCGTTACCTCAGCGATTTCCGCAACTTCTGCACAGCCTTCGGCACCCAGATCGACGAGATCACCGATGAATCTGTCACCCAGCTAGTAGGGCAGAAGGGCTGGGTAACGCTCACAACAGAACCAGCTGACCCAAAAGTAGCAAACAGTAAAGAGAGACAACAAATTGCCAGCGTTATAAAGCCACGCTAGGCAAGACACAGTAGGCCGTTCCCCACGGCTTATCTTTCGCATAGGCAGGGCGTAGTATATTCCAGGACAAAACCCAACAAAGGTTCGCAATGAACCGCTACGCCCTGCCACTTTTTTACCTTATACACGCTGCAGAAGGAGAACACCATGCAAGTATACAACAATAAGGATACGCGTATGCACCTCTCTGTTCACATAGACACAGAGCATAGGCAAATCCTGAACAAGATTCCGCACGGTCTCCAGCGTCGCGTGATACTATCATATATTGAGAAGTTGGGGAAGATGCTGGACGAACACGGGATAGAGATAATTCCTGTGCTCATAGACCCCGACATCCCGCTAGATAGTATCATGCGTGTCTGGCAGAAAATAAATAGGAAGGAATCCCAAACAGATGCAACTCAATAACCTATTGAAGAGCGTATCTGAAATGTCCGACGATGAACTGGAGGCAATACTGGCAGCGATCCGCCAGAACCGTTTCCGCCCTCAGGAGACAGTCAAGGTAAAGACAAAGGAAAAGAAAACCATGAAGCAGAAATGCGCAACCCTCACGGCAGAGCAGAAGGCGAAACTCCTCAAGGACCTAGGCATCGAGATATAGAATGCTATACACCATAGTTGTGGGAAGTATCCTCCTTATAGCAACCAGTATCGGTGCATTCATTCTTGGGTGTGCCTATTTCTACAGCAGGGAAAGGAACAAGCATGAATAAGATAAAGGAAATTCCCCTCGCACACATTGTGTACGCTGGGGAACGTGAGGCCCATAAGGACCTAGACGGTCTGGTAGCGGCTATGCAAGCTCGCGGGCAACTGCAGCCTATTGGCGTCTATCATAAGGAGAACGCATACCATATCCTCTATGGGAGGCGGCGCTTCTTGGCCGCACAGCGTCTAGCATGGGAAGCCATAGCTGCCACGATATATCCTGCGGAGAAACTCGACGAGTATGACGCCCTTGAGATCGAACTCATGGAAAATGTACAGAGAGAAGACCTGACATGGCACGAGCGTGATGTCTCCGTAGCCCGTCTTGACAAACTCATGCGGGCGAAGCGCATGGGGACAGGCGACAGTTGGAGCATGCGTAAGACCGCTGAGCTGATGGGCATGGCCTTAGGAAGCGTTGCAACTGCTATAAAGATGGCTGAGAGTGTAGAAGCATTCCCCCGCCTTCGAGAAGCGAAGACACGTAGTGAGGCAGAGCGCACCCTGAACACAATAGTGGAAGCCGCCGTGCTTGCCGAGAGTGCGCAGCGTGCCAGGGCAAGGGTAGACACACCCCTCACTATACAGGAACAGCAACAAGTTCTCACCGACAGCGTAGCGGGGATTCCACAACCGACAGCTTCCCAAATCGTTAGCGATAAGCAATGTGCTGCCCAACGCCGCCTGATAAACGCATACCTAGTGAGTGATCTATTAGAGGCTCTGTCAAAAGTAGATGACAATTCCTTCCACCTTATCGAATACGATCCTCCGTATGCAATTGATCTACGGAATGTAGTGACGCTGGATGAACAGCAAAGGGCAGACCTCATGTCAGCTGCAATATCAGAGAAGGAGTATCGTCCATTCCTCGCTAACATATTCCATACAGCGCATAGCAAGCTGCGGCCAAACGGTTGGCTGCTCGTATGGATAGCCTTCGGCAAGTGGCAAAACATGGCGATAGAAGAACTGAGGGACGCCGGCTTTGAGGTGAACCCATTCCCTGCTATATGGGTGAAGCTATATGGGAACAGTCGTTCCCCTTCCACTACGCTCGCCCCTGCATATGAGTGCTTCCTCTATGCCCGCAAGGGGCAGGCGATCCTGGCGAAGCCTGGCAGAGACAACACCTTCATATACAAAGCGCTGCATGCTAGTGCCAAGGTACACCCCACAGAGAAACCGATCGAGCTATATGAAGAGATCCTGCGCACATTCTGCTTCGAAGGAAACAGTGTGTGTACAGGGTTTGCTGGATCGGGCAACTTCATGCTGGCTGCCGCGAACTGTAAACTCCCTGTAATTGGGATCGATAAGGCAGATCGATACAAGGACGCATATACCATGAAAGTAGTTAGCGGTGTGCCTGGAACATACAAGAGCCCGAATAGGAAAGGAGACCGATGATGATGAACAACCCGAAGCCCATGACTTGTCAAGAGCGAGACGATTTTATTTGTCGAGAAATGGAACTGAAGAAAGAGATTGTCTTCTACCAAAAGTCTTTTGAGCGAATAGCAAACGCCTTGGGCATTGAATGTGAGTTTCAACTTTATAAATATGTAAAAAATAATGAACAGACTTATGTCGATTTGTTGCTTGAACACATCCATGCAGTTTTACCCGTAAAGGAGAAATCATGAGTAAATTTTTGAAGTGGTACGTGAAAGAAGTGCAAGGAATTACCCAGACGCGATATGACGTCAGGGATGCAAATGACGATGTATTATTTAGTTATTGGAATAGAGAAAAAGCCGAGCGGCGTTGCTGTGAGCACAATGCCTTCCCGCTGTTGGTGGAGGCGTTGGAGACCTGCGTTAAGGAGATTGGGTTCTTGGCGTGTTGTTGTCATTCGGGTGAATCACTCAACGAGAAAGACGAGCATGAGTTATATG